GTAGACAGCACGGGCAGTATAACCAATGACTTCATTTTTCCAAGTAAACGGAACAATTAATCTTTTGTGTAAATTGTATGCTTGTTCGGGAGTCCAGTAACAGTTGTACTTGATTAAATCAATTTTCCTGTGGCCACTGTACATCACCGCATCATGAAACTCGCGAGGTACTGTGGTGTTGTTGTTACTAAGTTCATAAAACGTATGTAAGGCCTGTAGTGTCTGTGCTTGCTCCGGTAGTGGCCTCGGTCGGAAAACAACTTCTTCTCGAACTTCCTCAACTGTGTCGGGCTCTACTAATTCCTTGATGCGTATGGCATCAATGACCAGTCGCTTGATTGTATTTTCATCAGCACCCAGCCAACTCAGGAGCTTTCTAAACTTATAGTTTAGGTGGCGTCCTGGTGTGTAGTTGGCGGTGTGGTTACAATTAAAACAACTATAACTAACGCTACCGTTGGGGTTAAATATCATTCCCCCGCGGCCGCGAGTGTCAGATGATTCACCACGATGGTGGCAACAAACCGCATTAAAACTGATCCAGCCCGAAACAGAATTGGTTTTTCTTTTTGCAGGAAGCAATAGTTTTACAGCGTCTTGAATCGTGTTTATCATCGTATACTATTATATACGAAATTCAGTTGCTTGTATAGTGCTTTGGCGATTTATCTATGGTTGCATTAAACCAACGATATTCTGATTCCGGTACCCGATATTTGTAAACCAGAGCCCGTTAGTGACAAGGAATTTGATATCGTTATATTATTGTACCCAACTCTTCGAACTCCACCCTGTAGTCCAACTAAGTCAGCCCAATCAGCAGTGGTTGCGGTAGCGGGATCGGGTCCTTGATAAAACGTTGAAGCAGACTGCTCGGTTAAGGTTTGCAACCATGATCTTACGTTTTGCCATGTCCAACTTCTGTTGGTTTCCAATGCTGTAGCTATTAAACCAGTGGCAGTAGGGCATGCCGAACTAGTGCCATTAAAGCTAGTATCGTAAGATGTCAGTCCCCCGGGTCTTTGGTCATAACGGTTGTATGATGTATACGGTGTTCTTGCCGATGACAAGGTATTATCCCCGGGAACAAAACAATCAATTTGGTCGCCCATATCGCTGTAATTAACTTTTCTTTCCAGCCCACCTGCTGTAAAGTCTCTGTCTAATGCGCCAATATTGATAACAGGGTATACAATGTTGCCACTGCCATCTGTGTATTTTCCTAGATGTTGAGGGAAACCTCTACGACTAGTGGTATTATAACAGGTAGATCCAAACTCGTCGTGAGTTGCGCTAGACAATGGCGTTGATGCCGCGCTGGCCCAATAGTTATTAAAGTTAGGGTTAGAAGAACTTACCTGCTGTTGATTGCTATTGCCTGCGGCCGCAACAAAGATAACCCCGCTGGCTATTAACTCGTCTCCGGCTGTAGTAAGAGAATTGGTGAGCATTTCACCCTTGAATCGACCACCATCACCTGTACTACCAAGATAATACATAAAGTTAGGTTTTGTTGAATACGCTACTCCACCGGAGCCGCTGGTACCTTGTCTGAAGTAATAATATCCTGTACTACCTTGTGTGGCTCTAAATCCCCAACTGTTGGAACATATAGTAGGATTCTTGTTGCCGTAGGTTGGATTAATAGGCTTGTTGACATGGAATATTTTCATTATGTCAAAATATAAATTCAGATTAAGGCCAAAACCATAACCTCCGTAAGCATCTATAAACCACTTGTTGGCATTGTACGCCCAGCCAAATGTTCTACCGTACGTTTGTCCTGCACACGCTGTTCCGTGGTCTCCTTCGAGTGAATTGGCGCTGGCCGATCCATTGCAGTTAGCTCTTGTATAATAAGATGGGACTGCCACGGTACCAGCAGATGCAAACTGTGCAGAGCGTTGGCTACCACTACCCCACCAAGATCTAGCCACTGATTCAACAGGAACTATGGTTCCATCCCAACGTGTTGTTAATCTAGTTGCAGGGCTTGCATCAAACCAAGCAGGATCAATATAGTAAGGCCCGTCTAGGACCAGATCCAATAAATCGCAAGTGCCATTGCCGGGCAATCGATTTCCGCCCACGTAGTCTGCAGGACCATTCCCTGTATTATTAGCAAATTCTGCATGTCCAAACCAGCATCCTTCATCACCTACAATTACATCTACATTTTTACCCGTATTGGTGTTGGGTATTGTATTGTTTAAAACCGTAGTAGAGGCCTGCCCTTGCCACGGATTGGCAAACTGGGCGCATCGGTATAGTTGGTATCCTGCCCGATTTAGCTCGGCGCTGGTTGCTGTGCCCGGTACGCTAGAAAGGTTCCTGTAATTTTTTACTGCTTGAGTATATCTAACAGGGGAACAATGCAATTCATCTGGGCGTGGGGGATACAGATCTGGGTACTGAGATTTATCTATTTCTATAAACGAAATATCATCATGGTTGCTGAGTTGTGCGGCTTCAGCTTCGGTCATTAGATATACAGATCTAGTGGGACTGTGCTCTTTTAGATCTGTGCATTCTATAGACCTAGTAGGAATATTATCGTCTAAACTGCCATCTTGAGTTAGTACACTATGTATATACTCCCAAGCTTCGGGAGTAGATGCGCCAAGTTCATAATACTTTTGTTCACTCATAGTCAATTAACTTAATGTAATATTTCCCCATGCATTGTTAGCATAGGCTTGAATCTTAGATGTGGTACTGTTATATACCATGTCACCATTGACTGCTGTAAGGTTAGCAATTTGTGCTGTGGTTAAAGTTGGCAAACGGAATGTACCACCACCAACTACTCGCACAGCACCGGCGGCTGATAAATCTAAATTAGTAGATGAACTAACTGTAGGAGTTCCGCTACCGCTGACTATCACATTGCCACCGGTTACGTTGCCTGTTGAATTTATAACACCAGCTACAGTTAATCCAGTTGTTGCAAATACCGCAATGTTACTGGTACCACCAACCCCAACAGTAACAGGGCCGCCCGAGCTTATTACGCTGACATTACTGGTTCCACTGTTAATATTAGCTACACTGGTAATTACACCAGTTAACAAAGCTCCGTTGCCCAAGAAATAATTGCCAGTGACGTTAGCAGAAGTTGTAATTGCCCCACTGGTTAACACATTACCACTGACAATGTTGCCAGTGACACCCACGTTGCCCGTAAACGTTGGGCTGGCTGTTGGGGCTTTTAATGATATGGCATCACTTTGTGTGCCGGCATTGGCTGTTAGAGTAGCAATACTTGCGGCTTGTGTAGCCGCATTGGCATACAAATCGGTTATTGTTGGGCTGGTAATAACACCAACTTGAATAGGATCATATACAACGCTGGTAAAGTCTAGTGTATTTCCAGGTTCTGGAATTAGGTTACTAAACAGTTTCCACTGCCCCGAACTGGCCTGTCGTATGAAACCGGTGTGTTGGTACGTGCCGTTGTTAAAATGTCCTGCTATACCAATGTCTAAACTATTGGCCGGGTTAGCATTGGCCATGTAAATGATATTATCGTTAACTATAAAGGTGTTGGCACTAATGGTAGTGGTATTACCGTTGACAAACAAGTTTCCGTTAACGGTTACGTTACCCGGGAACGTTGGGTTTGCCAACGTAGCAAACGTAGCATCACTGTAGGCTTTTAACGCTGTGTTGGCTGTGACAATCGCGGCATTGGCTCCTGTAATTTGGGCTGTTTGTACTGCATCGTTAGCAACCAACGATACATTAATTGCATCAATGTAAGCCTTGATTGCTGTGTTAGCAGTTATAATAGCCGCATTGGCACCGGTAATAGCATCGGCCTGTACGCCGGCATTGCTTTGTAATGCAGTAATCAATCCTTGCTGTGTAGCTGAATTAGCTGTCCATGCTGTTGTAATGGAGCTATTTTGTGCATCAACATAGCTCTTCATTGCTGTGTTGGCCGTAATAACATCGGTTGTTGATGCTGTAACAGAAAATCTGCCAGTGGTGTTAGCGGCTTGAGCTACTGCGGCCGCCTTTAACGCTGTGATATCTGTATCTTGCGAGTATGACGAATCAATCATGGTCTGCATATTGGTCTGCAGAGTACGTACATTAGAACTTATATTGCCTACAGTTGAGTTCATTGATACAACGGTGATGTGATCTGTAGCAACTGTTGCGGCCAATGACTGTAACGAAGTGTCCAACGAAGATAGTACAAAAGATTGTGCCCCAGCGTTAGCAAACAATGTAGTCATTGTGTCGGCTTGTACTGCCGCGTTGGCTGTTAGTGTAGCAATACTGGCGGCTTGTGTAGCCGCATTGGCTGTTAGTGTAGCAATACTGGCGGCTTGTGTAGCCGCATTGGCAAATAGTGTAGCAATGTTAGCCGATTGCACACCAGCGTTGGCAAATAGTGTAGCAATGTTAGCCGATTGCACACCAGCGTTGGCTGTCAGTGTAACTATGTTACCTTGCAGAATGGCTATGTTGGCTCCTTGGGCATCAACTGCTGTTTGGCTCAATAACAAATGACCGCCTGCGGTTGTATTATCATGTACACGAATACTATTGGCAGTCGTATCAATGGTAATTTCGCCCACTAAGCCTGTATAGGCTGTGCTTTGAGCAGTATTTCCTCTTAAGAATAATATTTTACGAGTCATTTTATAGTGTTCCTAGGTCTGTAATGCCTTCATCTAAATCTGGTGTTACAAGTGTATCGGAATAGTAAGCAGGCAATACTTCTAAATCAATGGGTACACCATAATTGTCATCTATGTACATGGGCTTCTCGCTGTTATCTGACAACTTGATTGTTCTAAATGTTAATTTGTAAAAACGCTGGTCCAGGACATCTACCAATGATTTAGGTATTGTTACAGTTCCAAGTCCGTTTGCGGCATCAGTTAAGGTAACACTTAGTCCTGTTACAGTATCCAAGTTGGTTGGATCCTGTATATCCATTTGTACGCTGTAGGCAGACACATCCACAGCCTTTTGGTCCTGATTTTTAATAACAATTTGTAAGGGGTTATCGATCCCTTGATATATTTTTATTGGACGGCTATACACTTGTCTGTTCCTTGTAGTGAAAACTAGAGGGTCCAGAAATTGGACCTCCAGAATATTATCATATAAATATGTTTTGAGCGTTTGCATTATTAACATATTTACCAAAAAGACTGTGGACATAGACATCAAAAAATTATTAGAACAATACCCGTATTTGACGTACATAGTCTATGGTGGTAACGACTATGTGGGCATAGTGCAAAATGCCGACGAGCAGATTACTACAATTTACGATTACGGTAGCTTGAAAACGCCCGAACAAAAGACAAAATTCTTAGAACTCGGGGAAGTTTGGTGGTGGGAAAGCAATAGGATTATACCCATTAACGTATTTTTGAAGCAGGATTGGATGCTGTTCAAGTTCTGCGTTAAAACAATGAACAGTAAAGATGTAGAAATCAAGTATGGCCCACAGACAAGCCTCAAAGAAATGAGCATGAGACGCAGTAAGCGTCGCTCAATTACACTAGTTCGTAGAACTAGTTAATTATATCCGTAACTAATACCTTCGCAGATCACGTTCATATGCACACAAACCAAATGTGCATAGGCTACCGCGTGTGCTTTTTTAAACACATAGCCATCTTCTGTGGCATCCCAAATAGTTTTTGCTACCTCTGCCCACGGTTGTCCTATTAAGTGCCGCTTGCCCGGGCGAATAATGGCCAAGAACATGGCCAATCTTGGTATACTGTTTACAGCCTCGGGCATTTTAATCAGCGTTTCGTAATGATTGCCTACATGGATTAGCAAACTACAGAAGTCTTTATCGTACAACAACTCCCAGGCGGGCTCTTGTGCCATTAAATTGTTAAGATGTTGTTCACTTTTAATCTGGGTATATAATGATACATTCAAAAAGTCTAGTTTAGTGTATCCCCGATCTTCGGCCGCTTGGTAATCTATGCTGGCTGTGCCCGTAAATGGATCGGTGGGTATATCAGTTACATATACGCCAGTGTTGTGTTTGACTAATTTACCGTCACGAACAATTCCCGCAGGATGGTGCCGCAACAAGTTCAATGCCTGTGTGCGATCTCCAAAGTCAATGTCAATATCACTTTTAAATTTCATTGTTCGTATTTCAAAGTAAACCAGCTGGCTACAGCAGGATCCTTAAATCTAAAGACTGTGTGTCTGTTGTATGTTACATCGCCCGACCAATTATCATAATCTGCCGCATGATATGCAAATTCAAAATCTACGCCCTGAATAAATCCTTGGTCTCGCAGGTTATGTACAATATCAATTATACTATTTGCTGTTTGTTTTGCAATAACAACTTCAATCATAGTCCGGCCTTGACTAATACATCCTTGGTCCATTCAGTGTCAGCCAAATAATCTACGAATTTGCGTTGCCAATAGTCTGGATCAATCCATTGGATAATCATGTTGACTTGGTCGTCTGGTAAGCTATCAAGAAACGCAACACCCGATGTACAATTATAAACAATCCAAGGACTAATGCGACCGGTAATAATGTGATGGCAAATACGATAACTGTTGCCATACCTAAAATAGTCGCTGAATCCGTTACGAAGGTCTGGATTAATTTCTGCATAGTCCTGCATTTCCTTTAAAGCACGTTCCAACGCATCTTGGACTGCTTCTTTTTTCATATACTCCAGTAACCACTCACTGTATAAACTGTCTTTACACCAGTAGTCTAGTTTTTTATTGTTCTTCAACAGCCAATCTGTGAAACTCACAGGATTGACCACACGCACATCAACCATGTACCTACCAAACTTTACAAATGCATTGTAGTATGGGCTGGCTACAAAGTCTTCATAACTCTTTAACTTGGCGCTACCTTGTGCATATTTATAGAATTGCAAATATGCTCTGAGTCCAAACTGTACCCCTGTTTCCTTTTCTTGTTGCCAACGACGCTTTTGCTCACAGAGATGCGCCGTTAGTGTAGATTCCCTGCGAAATTCTTTTTCACAATAACGACATTTATAAGTCTGATTTAATTCGCTTGTCATCCCATCCATGTGCTCGTGCCAACTGTTTAAGTTCATCTGTAGAATTCAATTCCGCCATTAATTGTATCTCATCTTCTTTGGCTGTGGGATATATTTCACGCAAAAACTTACTGGCTTTGTTGTTATTTTCTTTTTTAGTACCAGCAAGCCATTTGTGATACTGCTTGCCCATGCCCGGACTAACTGTAGTAGCCAGCAACCATTGAAACTTTTTATGATGTGTGGTGTTAATGTCAAAGAAGTGTTTGTTTAGTCGTTCATTGGTACTCATCAAGTAGTAGGCCTGTAAGTCGGCGTCACCTTCAACAGTACTGCCCCAACGGATCATAAGGAACGGACTAAACTTTTTCTTTTCAGTTTCGTCTAGTTCATCATAAAACGCACGATTCTTCCGATCGAACTCGAGCATTTCATTTGAGATAGCCAGTTTATCCATTGTCTTTGATCAAGTGATAGGTTGCAACCACGCGGTCTAGTTCGGCTCCCAGCACAGCATTGACTCGACCCAAGCGTCTAATCTCTCCCCACATGCGGTCTTCTTCTATGTGGTCGTGCAAAGGCCTGCCGTCGCTGGTGCGTGGATCATAGTCATACCCAACTAGTACACGAGAGGCAGGATCAGCACCAAACTCTCTAGAATACACCATACCGTCATGGCGTTCATAAATTAATTTTGCACCTTCTTTAAGTTGTCCCATTAATGATTCCTTTTACCTTGAAATACGCAGTTGAAAATTAAATTACGGTCACCGTCATTGATGACTCGGTGAAATACTCCATCTTTGATCAGCACAACTGTGCCCGACGAAACTGGAAAGGGTTTGTCATCCTCGTTACCCACAATCATATGCCCACTGCCGGCAATGAAAAAATATACTTCTTCTTGCCCAGCATGCCTATGTCCGCGGGTACTCTGCCCCCTATATAGTTTAGTGGAACTAAGCACAAGATTGTTTAGTGTCCGATTATCTTTAAGCAAATAGGTTTCATTGTCTTTGACAATTTCGCCGCCGATGTCATCTTGACTGTATATAATATCGTTCATACTTACCAACATTTACTGTAATTAACTACTTCGCTTTGTCTGCTGATGTCTTTGACAAAATAAGCACACAAGGGTTTTTCTGTATTTTCTTCTAAAGGGATGGCCAACATCTGTCCGGGTTTGAGTTTTGGGAAGTACCATTTAACGTCCTGATAGATGTCTACAATTTCAACTGGCTTGAACTCAGGCCTAAAACTACTAATGGGGTTAAAACAGAATACACTAAAACCTCTGTCGTTGATGCTGGTCAATGGCACTACTTCTAAGTCCCCCAGGTCCGGCTCACCAATTAGTATTTGCCAATCCACTGGCATTTTAATAATGTTATCTCCAATTCGCAAAACTAACGCAGGACTATTAAAGCTCTCTAAGAAAATCAAAGGAATATAAAAGTAATCGGGTTCCTTGGGGTCGCTGTTGTCTAGTACGCAGAAACGAAGATCTTCAACTTCATCTGGGATTTCGTTCATTTCAAAACTGCGATTGTCTAATGTTAATATTCTCATTTTTGTTCTATGTAAAGTCCGCAATTAATATCACTGAACTGTTCAATAACATCACGGTGTAAAGGAAATTGATCTAACGGTAAATTGTCCTTTGCAATATACCTTGTATTATAGTTGAAAGTACTAGCAAAGTAAACCTGTTCAATAGCCAATTTTTTTACTGCTTGATGTACCAATTTATGATGTATGTGTCCGTAGTCGCCGTCTTCGTAGTGAGTTAGTATCAAGTCTGCACCGTTGCAAGCATTGATCAACTTAGTTAAGGCATCTGTGCTGGACCAAAAATTAAATTGTTGTGTTTGTTGGTCTTGATAGTCGTCCCGAAATCCCAAAAACTCCGTGGTGATGCCACGTGCGTTCCAGTATGCAGATATCTCTTGTGCTCGTGGGTCTTGTGTTTGATATGTCATGTAAACAATATGCCATTGATATTCGGGATGACTATCAATAAACGGACGAGCAAAAATTACACAATCATCAGGATGTGCTACTGCGGCAATGGCTTTCAAAAGCTAAATCTCCAATCTTGTATTGAATGGTCGTACCATGTTTCTATACCTGCACCAGGTTTACGCAGACCTTTTAAAATAATTTTATCCGGGTATCCCCATATAGTGTCAGTTAACTCCATTGAATAATCACCCGATCTTGCTGTCCAAAAAAGTACAGCACAAACGTCTCGATTTAATGGTATAGCTGAATTGGGAATACCGATTCTGATATTGTTGATGTTGGCGTTGTTTAAATCAACAACCACAGGCTCAGTTTCGTAAATTTTGTTTAGTTTTAAATCTTTAAATTTAGGTAGCTCTCTAAACAAGTCGTGTATGCAATTTGCACGATATAGAGTATCTAGCAATGGATGCCTAGCTTGAAACGTGGTGTTGATGATAGCCTCATATGTTGGGTCTATATCAATGTCGGGCTGAAATTGATACGCATCACTTTTAAACTGCACCATTGGAAAGATTGGATGATTTTCGTATAGCACTAACCGCAAATCAAACTGTGCTGGTATAAATTCTCCGCCGTGACGTAGTGCATGTCGGGCTATGGCAATTATG